TGATTGAGCAGTGTTTCCTGAGTGATTGTGCCAGCGGTGTAAAGCTGCAGCAGTGCCTGGATCTCCTGCGGTTCTAGGCGTGTTGCCAGGAAGTCGCGATTAATGAAGCTGCTGCCGACCTGCGATTGCTGCATGTACTGCGCATGGAATCGCAGGCAGTTGTCAATCATGTCCTGACACTGCTGGGCTATGACCATCATCGTTGAATCGCCTTGACTGCGGTCTATGCGCTTGGCCTCAGCTGTCTCTGCCGATAGCTTTTGACCCAGTACTGCAGCAAGTCCCAGCTCATTGATTTGCTGTGCAATCTGCTCAAGTCGTTGAAACTGTGCGCTGTAGCTGTTGCCGGAGGGTTCGATGTATTCGCTGCGGGCTTCAGCTGGAAGGCTTAGAGCTTCCCCAGGGCCTGCGCTGATCTCTTCTGCCGATTGTGGGAAGCCATAAATGGCAAGCATCGGAACTGCACTGATGTGCAGCTGGTTGTCTAAGTCTGACTGCACCTGATATGCCTTCAGGTTCAGCTCTGCAATGTCTGCGAGTGGTGGCCGCGACTCAAGGACACCGACGCGGTTTGAGTAGGCCACCGCAAACGGGATCTCGCTCAAACTGGTTCTGCCTTCATCCACTAAGCGGAACTCGCCTTTGTCATCTTTCTGATGAATCTCAAACGCGCCAGGGGTAAGCACCCGCACTTGTTCAACCTGCTTTTCGCCGTACAGGCCATCGGGAACAGTGATCTTTTCCATCAGCCTGACCATCGTCAGCTGCTGGGATCCGTTGGCTACTTCAGAACGCCAACCAAGAATGTCTCGCGGTGTGTATTGCGTCCAGTATGGGCGGCCATTTTCACCAGCTTTTGGTGCATCAACTAAAACGCCGACGTGCCCATATCTGATGCACTTGCGAGCAGTTTCGTAAGTCCAGACGTTGAGATCATTGCCCTGCAAGTCAACGTCAAACAGCTGTTCAGTTACAACGTCGCTGACATCTTCTAAGCGCACAGGCTTGCGGGTCAACATGCCTGCCAACATGCGTTCCAGCCTGACGTAGTACGGCGCAAGCGTTGAACGCATGAGTCTGTTGTCATAAGCCTCATCTAGTTCTCTCGGTTCTTGCGGAAGGTATTTTCTGTGCCCTTTTCTGATGCCGTAAGTGCCCTGCAGCAGAGCTTCAATCAGGAGCCAATGCGGCTCTTGATTTACAAAAGCCGTGTTTGGGCTTTCAACAGTTGTGACGTTGCCAACACGCTGCCTACCTGAGAAACCTGAATACACGACCCAATCCCGCCCAATGCCAGCAGTTTAGTAAAGCCTGATCCCTGTGCCCCGTCCAGCTTGTGCATTGAGCATTGAGAAGTCACGGTAAATCAAATACCCCAGCGCATCGTTCATGTGGTCATAGCCAGCATCTTTGTCTGGGTCACCGGCTTCGGTGTAACTCTGCAGCTCTAAGCACTCGATCGTTCGCTTGCAATTTGCTGCCACTTGCATTCGGACTTCGCCTTTACCGTTTTCCAGCAAAGCTTGAACAGAAGCCACCCGATCACGAATGGGAGGATTTGCCTTAGGCGATTGATTGCTGAACCCATACGACTCAAGAATCTGAATATCAGTGCGTGATGCGTTGGTACTGCGGTTACCACCGCTGGCGTCTGGGTAGATGTAGACCTTGCGACCTTGCGCACGGGATTGGATTGCTTGCGCCATGGCGTCAGTGTCATGCGCTTTGCTGATTTCATCAATCAACAGAAGTTTGCTGCCCAAGCGAACGCCAATGACTGCGGACATGTTGCCGATATTGAAGTCAACGCCCACACGCAACGCTTCGGTGCTGACATCGGGGATTGAGGTTGTGACGTGCTTATCGCGGCTGAACCTGTCGTAAACCTGACCGGTCGTGAGGTTGCAGAATTGCCCTTCGAGATATGCCTTGAGCAGGCTCGGGTCGTAGTTGGCTTGAAGCCTTTCAATAAAATCTTGTGGCAGGTACGGGTTATCTGCCGTCCGCATCCTGATCAGTTTTCTGTCTGTGCGTTCCTGTGCTTCCTCTGAGCCGAAGGTGTTCCACATCCAGCGGAAGCCTTCTGGCGTTGATGCTGCGCTGAACTGCCGAACATTGCCAGCCCTGAGACGACCGAGGATCTTTGGGAATGCCCGCGTGCAAATGGACGGGTTAACGGTATCAATTTCATCGCACAATATATAGGCAAGGTTCAAACCGATGATCCTGGAGTAGTTCTCGAACGATCGGCACAGCAGCTTGCTGTCACCGCCAGGAAAGTGCAAAACGTACTCAGGCAATGGCGAGGCACGAAACGTGTAGGGGATTTGGTAGTGCTCAAGGAATTGCTCAAAGTCCGCTTGCCAGATGTCACGAATCAACGGGCCAGTTGGCTCCATCACGCAACCCGTGAAGCCTTGATTTGCCGCCGCCATGAAGCAAGCCTTTGCCGCTAGGGCTCGCGTTTTGCCAGCGCCGTAACCAGCACTGATGCCAAGGATTTCGGTCTGATCATCATCAACAAAGGCTCGCTGACCTGGGTGCAGGTCGTCCCTGATCCGATCAAGCAGACGCTGAACATCAAACGCCGTATTGGCATCACCGATACGCTGCAGCACAGAGCCTTCGGCAATGTGGCTGAGGATTCCATTCACTGCAGCACCTGGGCAATCTGCGCGGCGGTCTTTATGCAGCCCAAAGCAGCGCCAAGGTTGTTTTGCTTTCTGGCCTCTTTTTGAAGCGTTGCCAGCTGGGCAAGAATCTCTGCAGTAAAAGTCAGGCGATCAGTTTCCCAGTCAGCGCGGATAAGCTCCCGCGCACGGGCGATATAGGTGTCAGCAGTGCGGTCTGAAGCCTCCCACTCTTTCGCTGCGTACTGAAGGATCTCAGACCGGACAGCGCCGTTTGCCAAGAGCCGAGCTACGCGGTTGATGCGCATGTCCATCTCAATTTTGGTGGACTTTTTACCCATCAGTCCTCCGGCTGGCTTTGATCAAAGTGTGACGCAGAAGGGTGACAGATGGCGGTGTTACCGGTGAAGTCCTCCCAGCGCTTGACGATGACATCGCAATAGGCGGGGTCTAGCTCCATGAGGCGTGCGTGGCGGTGATCCTGTTCACAGGCAACCAGCGTTGCGCCTGAACCACCAAATAGATCAAGGATAATCTGACCAGGCTTGCTGCTATTACGAAGAGCGCGGCGAGGCAGCTCCACTGGTTTTTGAGTTGGATGAAATTTATTACTTGCTTCTTTTTGAAGCTCCCAAACGGTCTTCTCATCAGAGGGACCGAACCATTGTGGAGAGCAACCTAATTTAAAGGCGTAAATGCAAGGCTCGCAGTTGGGGATGTACTGAGCCATAAATGCACCTAATCCAGAGCGAACCTTGTACCACTGAATTACTGCCCGCAAATCAAGCGGCAAATTTGAGAAGGAAGCAAATGTCTCGACGCTTTTCCCAGAGGCGAACCAGATATAAAAAGCTGCGTGATCAGCAGTAACAGCCAACGCTGACGCAAGGGCATCGGCAAACAGATTTGTCAGGTCTGCACCTTGCAAAGCGTCATTTTTAATTTGACTGCGTTTTTTCTGATTGTGTCCGCCTTCATAGCTGACGCCATAAGGAGGGTCGGTGAAGACCATGTCAGCCTTCTTCCCATCCATTAGGCGTTCGACGTGCTGCGGGTTGGTGGAGTCACCACAGAGCAGGCGATGGTTGCCGAGGATCCACAGGTCGCCAGGTTTGGTGATGGGATCTTCTGGGGCCTCGGGTACGTCGTCAGGATCGGTTTTGCCTTCAACGGGATCAACGTCGGTGACGTTCAGCAGCTCATCAAGGTCGTCTTGATTGAACCAAGGCTCCAGGTCGTGCTCTTCAGAAAGACGGTGCAGCATTTCCTGATCCCACTCGCTGAGATCAGCGGTGCGGTTGTCGGCAAGGGCTAAGCCAACCTTTTGCTCTTCGGAAAGACCGGTGCGGCGTACAGCAATGACTTCGTCGCCTTCTGACTCAACGATGCGAACACGGCGGATGCCCGCAGCTTTAGCCCCGTCGATGGTGCCGTTACCGGCAAGGATGCGATTGTCCTCGTCAATGACAATGGATCGCGCTGCGCCGTAACGCTGCAAGGACTCTTTAATTAGATCAGATGAACGATCTGTGCGTCGGCGTGCATTTTTATGATCAGACTTGAGATCGTTTATTGATGCCACAAAAACAAGTGTCGTTCCTGCCTAACGCTAACAGGACCTGGCGGTTTCGTGCAGGCAGTTAAGAGCAACTGAGGTGATGTGAACCGCCTGATCGCGTGAAAGAAACCCACGATATTTGCGGCGCACTTGTTCAGCAGCTTCAAATAATTGCGCAGGTGTTGGCCTGCAGGCTCCAGATTGCAGCTGATCGGCTACTACATGCGCGAGTGGTCTGTTTTGCTGCTGTGCGAGTTTTTGATAACTTTCAAATTGCTTTTCTGGAATACGAATTGAGATTTTAGTGTTGGCCATCAGTAGCAAGACGCAGAATTGAGTTGATTTCGTTTAGCTGAGAAGAGAGGTGCCCATAGGAGTGCAGGGGCAATGGCGCTTGGTCTTCAATTGTGTTGTCGAGAATTGCAGAAGCAACGTCTTTGGCTTCATCGACAAGGATTGAAATACGCGAGACGACAGGTTGCTGCCTAATGGTCAGATTACTCATTTGATGC